TAGGACAAGAAAGGAGGCGAAAGCCATGCCATCAGAAACTCTGACGGCGAAGGACGTAGCGAAACTGCTGGGGGTGAAAGTTGCGAAGGTGCATGAGTATAGACGCGCCGGTCTGATCCGGATGTTCCGGACAGGCTCCGGCTTCATGTGCACTGGCAAGGAGTTTGCCCGCTTCACGGACATGCTGACCGAGTACGAAGCGGATCTAAGCACTCCTGAAAAAATCATCTTGTTCGGTCAGCAAACAAAAAGCCGGATGGTCAGATCCGGCGATAGAGAGAGGAGATAAATAACGATGACAGTTTTAAATTCCTCTCGTGGACATTCTACCACGAGGCGGAGAAGAAAACTCCGGAAAGAAATCAAGGAATCACTCATGATCGCCTTCTTCGGAAGCATCGGCGCACTCGCGTTTGTAGCCCTCTGGATCGGCTCGGTCATTCAGACCATGGGGAGGATCGGATGAAGGTAATCGTGAAGAAGGTGGGCGAGACTCCCATCCTGATGGACATCCCTGACACGCTGAAGGCAATCCGCAAAATTATCGGATGCCGGACGGTGCAGGTGGTCGGTTCCAGAGTCTGCACCGGCAACTTCCTCGTAGACGAGGACGGAGCAATCAACGGCACACCTTACAACTGCAGCGTGGAAGGGCATAAGTTCTACGGCACCATCATCTATGCCGGACCGATAACAAGAGACTTCAACGATGCCGACAAGGAAGCCATGAAGCGGTTCAACGCACAGGCAGTCTACGGAAACCTTGGAAAGGAGCGCTGGGTATGGTGCTGAGCGAAACGAAGCGAAAGCTGAAGGACCGCTATGTGGTTGAATCCACAACCAATTACGACATGTTTAAGCACTTGAACGGGAACCGCGAAGAAACACAAAGAAGGAAAAGTCTCATCAGCTCTTCAGTCAACGATGTCGGACAAATCCCGACCCCTGTCATCATCAACGAGAAAAACGAGGTTATTGACGGGCAGGGAAGGCTGGAGGCATTCAAGGAGCTCGGGCTCCCTATTTATTACATGAAAGTCGCCGGTCTTGGATTACCCGAATGTGTCGCCATGAACAGGACAAGCACAAATTGGCGTTTGTCTGATTACATCAACTCTTATGCATCGCTTGGGGACAAGAATTATCAGGTGCTCAAGCAGTTCATAAAAAAGTACGAAAAGCTTCCCATTGACGTAATAACTTGGGCACTTTGCGGAGCCACAACCACGGTCAAGAGATTACAGAAAGGAACGTTTGAGGTGGATCTTGAATGTTTGCAAAATGCAGATGAAACATTAAGCGACATTTTGGATATCACTGAAGGATTAGAACGAAAAGGAAATTGGTTCCAATTCCAGGCTGCCATCGGGTGGTGCTTGAGGAACAGCCGAATTGATAACGAGACGTTGAAGCACAAAGTACGGATGAACTCTCACATGTTTGAAAGTTATCACACAGTTTCCAATTGGATGAAGGCTATCGACGCTGTCTATAACTACAAAACACGAACAGAGAAGCAGGTTCCAATTCGAGCCCTTTGGGAAATGGATTGGAGAGAACGGAAAGCGGGGAGGCAAAAATGAATCTCACTAACGAGAAGAAGCGCCGGGAGTTTGTCAGCGACGTTGATAACTGGGAAGTCGTAGGAGACATCCTCGGATTGGTACAGCTGCGGAAACTGACCTACGGCGCGCAGGAATGGCTCGCCATCTGCGTCAGACGTACATGGGACACCTATAACGTGGGCAAGCACGGCTTCGACCGTGTGACCAAGTGGGTCATCACCGGCATGTATCAAATCGATAAAGAGTTCAGAACACTTGATAACGGATGGTCACAGAGCCAGATCGTTGAAGTAATCAAAAACATTCGCAAGGAGGAAAGAAGTAAATGAACGCTCTCATTGTAATCATGTTTGTACTGCTGATCGCCCTGGTTGTGTGGGCCTTCGGCATCACCATCCTCTACGCTCAGCTCGTCCGCACCATCAAGAAACTTGTGGCATCGGACAGCGAAAGCATCCACGCACTGCTCGACTGCAACACATGGATGACGCAGCTCATCAAGGAGACGGTGGACGCGACTGACTCACTGCACAATCTTGTCCTGCAGTACACAGAGAAGATGCAGGAAGAACTCGAAAAGAACGAGCAGAGCAAGAAGTTCGCCATGGACACGATCCAGCAGGCACGCAGACTTTACAACACCATTCAGGCGAACATTGCGCCGGAAGTAATCGAAGAAGAAGGAGAACAGAATAATGGCTAGTTTCGTAACACTTGAACGTGAAGAATATGACGACCTGATCCGCGATGCTTCTCAGCTTGCGGAGATGATGACAACCCTCGACCTCATTCTGGACAACATGAAGAAGCATGCTATGTGGATCAGCAAAACAGCAGTATTTGCATCTACAAGCGAGCTTACAGAAATCGCCAATATCATCCGCTACCGGATGCCCGAAGAGTGGCACGAGCTCGAGAAGCAGGTGGAAGCGGAGAACAAGGGATGGCTGAACGATGAGCATTGACGCACTGGCGGAAGCCTACTATGCCGATCGGGATCCGCAGTTCCAGGATCCGGATGCGTATGACGTGGATGAGCATCTCGACAAGATAAGCGAAGCCAAGGAGCACATCGATGAGGCACTTGGGTACATCGATGGCGCTCTGGACATTCATGAAACGAAAGGACTCGAGAAGGCTAAGAAGTTACTCACGGAAGCCTTCAACAGACTCGAGGAGGAGTCATAAATGAAATTCAACATAACCAAAGGAAAACAGAAGACAGCCATCCGACTCTGTGCTTACGGCGCGGAAGGTATCGGCAAGAGCACCTTCGCCGCACAGTTCCCGGATCCGCTGTTTATCGATGTAGAAGGCGGCACCAAGCAGCTCGACGTTGCACGGTTCCCGCAGCCGCAGACATGGACGGAACTGCTGGAGATGGTGGACGCAGTTCTCGAGGATCCGAGCGTCTGTCGGGCATTAGTAATCGACACCGTAGACCGTGCCGAGATGCTCCTGACCGCTCAGCTTCTGAAAGAAGCAAACGTAGACAGCATCGAGAAGTACGGCGGCGGATATGGCAAGGGATACACCGCCCTGGCCGAGAGATTTAACAAGGACCTGCTGATGAGACTGGATAAGCTCATCGCCAAAGGGGTGCACGTGACGCTGATCGCGCACGCCGCCATGCGCAAGCTTGAGTCTCCGGATGAGCCGCCCTATGACCGGTGGGAGCTGAAGACCAGTAAGAAGATCTCGCCGCTCGTTAAGGAATGGACGGACATCCTGTGCTTCATGAAGTACGAGCAGGTGGTTGTCGAGGAGCACGGACACGCCAAGGCAAAGGGCAAGGCCAAGAGGGTCATGGTATTCAACCATAGACCGACCTGTGACGCGAAGAACCGCTACGGCTTAGAGGATGACCTTCCGCTCAGTTTTGAGCCTCTCAGGGCGATTTATGAAGGCGAGACAACGCCACAGCCACAGCCTGAGATGCTCGACATCGAGAACCCGGCGAAAGGCATCATCGAAGACGATATGAAAGAAGACTCGAGGGATGTCTTGCTCCGGAACCTCAAGAAGGCAGGAGTCACTCCCGCAGCGTTCGGCAGATGGCTCGCCGCAACGGACCGCCCGCCGGTCGCTCAGCTCTCCGGCACTGCCGTCCAGAGCATGCTCAATAACATCGATGTATTAGTAGAACAGATCAAAGGAGGAAAGAACTAATGAAACTCGATAGAACACAGACCACAGAAACTAATGACTATCCGGTACTTGAGCCGGGGACATATGACTTTGAAGTGAAGAACGCAGAGCACACCACTTCCAGCACAGGAAACTGGATGTGGAAGCTGACGCTCCGCTTCGAGCAGAACAACGGCCCGGATGTGACTGTCTTCGACTATCTTGTGGAGAACGATAAGAACGTCTGGAAGTTCAACTCGTTCCTGGACTGCATCGGTTCCAAGCTCGAGGACACGAACAAGCTCGCCGACACGATCGGAGAGATCGGCAAGGCATCTGTCGAAGTCGAGAAGGGCACCAACGGCTACGCTGATCGGAACCGCGTGAAGCGTTACCTGCCGAAGGAAGAGGAGAAGAAACCGGCACCGAAGAAGCAGAAGGCCGGCGATGATCTGCCGTTCTGAGGTAAGCGGTGATGGATTACATCATCGGCATCGATCCGGGAAACAAGGAGACCGCGTTCTGCTTAGTCAGTGCGCGGACCCTTGCACCGGTGTACTTCGTTAAAGAAGAGAATGAAAAGTGCCTCACAGACCTGCTCAGCACAGTGCAGGCTGTGGGGCTCAATAATTGCGAGGTTGTAATTGAAAGAGTGGCATCCTACGGCATGGCTGTAGGCGCTGAGGTCTTCGTAACCTGTGAATGGATCGGAGAGTTCCGCCGGGCATTCAAAAACATCGGCATTGAACTGCACCATATCTACCGCATGGATGAGAAGAAGACCATATGCCACAATCCAAGAGCCGGCGACTCCACCATCCGGCAGGCTCTGATCGACCGCTTTGCCTACGGTGTACCTAACAAGGGCAAGGGCTCCAAGGCTTCGCCGGGATGGTTCTACGGATTTAAGGCGGACGTGTGGATGGCTTACGCGGTCGCTGTAACTTATTCAGACATGAAGGGAGGATGACATGGAAAGAACGACCGAGTGGATACTCGATGCAGCGCTTGACTATGCAGCTGTCGGCTATTCCGTCATTCCGGTCCGCCCCGATAAAACTCCATACACTCCTCACGGTCTGAAGGATGCCACATATGATCCTGACACCATCCGCAAGTGGTGGGAGACTTGGCCGGATGCCAATGTCGCCATCGCCTGCGGCAAGGTGTCGGGGAACCTTGTGGTGCTTGATGTAGACATGAAGAACGGGAAGAACGGCAAGCGCTCCATAGAGATATGGGAAGCGGAGCACGGTGACTTCCCTGAGACGGTCATGGCAAACACACCGTCCGGAGGCCAGCACTACTTCTTCCGGGTCGAAGATCCAAGCCAATACAAGAACACTGTCGAGGCGCTCGTGGGCGTGGACATCCGGGGCGATGGGGCTTATGTTCTCGTCTATCCTTCCGGAGTCGGCGGGGACGGGAAGATGTACACATGGCGGCACGGCGTCAGCTGTACCGAAACGGCGGAAGTCGCAGATGCGAACGAGTCCGTACTGGAACTGCTCAGGAAGAACAGCCGGGACAGTAAACCGCAGGACGCTGCCAAAAGGCAGCGGGTAGATATGCACCATGTCCCGGAAGGTCAGCGGAACGATACGCTCTTCCGCTTTGCCAGCAAGATGGTCGGCTCAGGCATCTCCAGAGATGCAGCGCTCGAAGGAGCAAGGGCAGAGGTCGCAACGTGGGACAACCCGCTTCCTGACTTCGAGATAGTCAAGACAGTGGACTCTGCTTATAACTCCTATCAGCCAAACGAGGAAACCATCTACGGCGATGTCCGCCAGGAAATCGATGAGAATGGCGAGTACATCCCACGGCTGCCGGCAGAACTGACGCGTGAGTTCTTACTTAACCCGCCGCCGAAGAAGCGACCGATCATAATGAATTATCTCCGCGAGGGAGAGGCGATGCTTCTGTCAGGCAATCCGAAAGCAGGCAAGAGCTTCCTGATCGTCCAGCTCGCTATTGCTATAGCGACCGGCATGAAGTGGATCGGAGTCACCTGTCAGAAGAAGCCAGTGCTGTATATCGATGGAGAACTGTCTCCGGAGATGACCGGCGAGCGGATCAAGGACATCCGGGAACGGATGGGGGTGAATTATCTTCCGGAAGATCTTCACATCATCAACACGAAGAACGTGGATGGAGTAACGCTCCGGGATGTCGCCGATGACTTCGCGCACGGGATCCGGAAGGAGGAGGTCGTAATCATCGACCCGCTCTATATGTTCTTGAAGGGCTCGGATGAGAATGACAACTCCCAGATGAAGAAGGAGATGGAGCAGATCAAGAGGATCTCAGCGACAGGCACAGCTGTGATTGTGGTGCATCATATGTCGAAAGGTATCCAGTCCGGAAAGATGTCCATCGACCGGGCAAGCGGAGCCGGTGTGCTGGGTAGGTTCTTTGATTCTATTTTGACACTTAACCTATTGAACAAGGAGCCGACAGACCCGGCACGACCGGAACGAGTCGAGGCAGATACACGATCATTCCAACAGCCGAGACCTGTAAACCTGTGGTTCGATGGGTTCCATGTTGTTGACGGCTCCGGGGATCTCGCCGGTCGAGACCTTAACGATCCGAAGAAGTCAACCCTGGAACAGAAGGCTGCCAATGATACCGGGCGGATAAATCACTGCTATCACTGGATGAAAGAGAACTGTGTGCTCCAGCCTGACGGCAGCTTCACACTCGCCGACATGATGGATGCATATCAGAACTGTTGGGGCAAGTCCGTAGCGCGGACAACTCTGGACGGACAACTTGACCGAGCCGGATACATCAAATCCCAAAAGATGATTGAAGTGACTATCGGCGACAAGGTAACGAAACGAATGAAAAACGTTTATGTTCCTGACGGACACGAAATAAAAGAATGACCTGCAGACCAAGACAGTCAGAGGTGCTGGTGCTGTTGCTGACGAACATATAAATATGTTTCGTCATCAGCAGCAAGCACGCGCTGACACTGACAGGGGCTGACATGAAAGGAGAAGGTAATGCTTAAAGAAATAGACCTTGCCGGAGCATTGGCGAGGATTAAAGACGGATCGGAGAAGATCTGCATGCTCGTTCCGGTATCCAAGGACACGACACTGGAAGAACTGATGCAGGCCAAGGGCTTCGCCCTGGCAGACACTAAGAAAGAAGAGCCGAAGCCGAAGGCAGAGAAACCGAAGGCGGACAAGCCGAAGCGGAACATCGACACCGGCAAGATCCTCGCGCTGCATAAAGCAGGATGGACGGCTTCGGCTATCGCGTCGGAGATCGGATGCTCGACTCCGACCGTGACGAAGTACATCAACGCAGAGAAGGAGAAGGAGTAATGCCAAGGCTGGAACCGATGAAGATCCGGATGGACCGGATGAAGTCGCTGTACCTGCAGGGCTACGATCTCGCCTATATCTCCGAAGAGATGGGCATCACTCCCGGCTACATCGAGGACTGCCTGAAGAAGATGAAGGTATGGCAGGACTACGGCGGGATAGATGTGCCGAAGGTGCTCGCACTGCGTAAAGCAGGCTGGCACATGGCGGAGATCAGGTACGAGCTCGGCAACAGGTTTACCGCGAAGCAGATAATCGAGGCGGTGAATGAATATGATAGGAGGCATAGACATGACCGGAAAGCTAATTGATGCAGAGAAGTTAAAGAAACACTATGCATGGTGGGAAGACGATGAACGGCGGACGCTGTTCGACCAGATCGTGGATGCACAGCCGGAAGTGGATGCTGAGCCGGTGATATGGTGTGCTGAATGCTACTTCTGGGATAAAGAACCAAGTCAGACAGCGATGCCGGAAGTCCACACATGCAGATATTGGAGAATCGGAACTACATGCATAGATTATTGCGGAAGGGCAAGCAGGGATGGATGGCTGAAGGCAATACCAAAGGAGAGCAAACAATGACCAGACTGATTGATGCGGATGTTGTTATTAAACATATCGAAGAATATTGGGAGATGGTCAAGCGAGGGAAACCGAGCAGAGGTATGACCGCAGTCATGCAAAGCATTAAAACTATCGTTAATTCATTGCCAACCATAGACGCAGAACCCGTGCGGCATGGGAAGTGGGTTGAATCAGATGAATATGATGAGTTTAGCGGACGGTTGTACAGGTGTTCAAACTGTAACACGTTTGTGATTGGTGACATGGATAATTACTGCCCGTTTTGCGGAGCGAGGATGGATAAGGAATGAGTGTACTGATTCAAAAACTGTACGAATTATTAGCCTGTCACTTCATAGGTGACTACGTCTTGCAGATTGATTTCCTAGCAAAAACAAAAGGCTCGAACTGGTGGCATCTGATTGCACACTGCGTCCTGTATTCAGTACCGTTTTCGGTGGCGTTTGGGATTGATTGGAGAATAGCGGTTATTGTTGGAAGTCACATTGTGATCGATGCGCTGAAAGCACGATACAAGAAAATCAATTATGTAATAGACCAAGTTCTACATATGGCAATATTGGGGGTTTATTTATGAGCGTGTTGATTAAAGGCTTAGAGATGCCGGAAACAGGATACATGGATGTGCGTATCTTTCGAGATGGTACAGCCACGATTGCGACAGGAACGAAACCGTATTACAGAGAGTTAAAGGCAGAACCTGTGAAGCATGGGAAGTGGATTGAATACCCTACAGCGGACGGAATGAACCAATGTTCTGTGTGTGGTGTCTTGCGTTTTGGAGAATCAAACTATTGCCCGAACTGCGGTGCGAGGATGGATGAAAATGACTAATAGAGAGTTCACATTGAGGTTGCTTGCAGACCCAGATTATGTCGATGATGGCGGTGCATGTTATGAATCGTGGATTTATTACCACATCGACTGTCCGTATTTTTGTGGCGATGAACGTACACATTGCGACAAAGACCATGAACCATCGTTTGAAAGATGTGCAAGATGCAAGATGGAATGGCTGGATTTAGAGGTGGATGAATGAAGTGGTTGGTTTATGCGTTTTATCCACATCTTGGTATTAAAGTCAGAGTTCTTAATTTTAATACCAAGAGGGAAATGTTCGATTATGTGAGTGGTCTCAGGCTAACAGACACTTCATACGCCATCCAAGATGTGACAGATAAAGAAAACCCACTACTTGTTGAGGTTGAATTTTCATCGGAAGTCGGAAGAAAAGAAATGGCACAAATGCTGAAAGAGTGGGCGGAGAGGAAAGAAGAATGAGACTGATTGAGGCGGATTATTTAGTTGAATATTGGGAGCCAGATGGCGGGCGTATGTTTGATGCAAACTATTTTATTTGGACAGTAGAACACGCGCCAACCATTGATGCAGTGCCAGTGATACGGTGTAAGGATTGCATTCATTTCAGCGAGACAAAAAAACGTGGGGCAATCTCGCACTCATGCGGATATGCCTACGGATGTATCTGTCCAGAGCCGGATGGATATTGTAACTTTGCGGAGACGAAACGTCATGACGATTGAAACACTGGAAGAGTATCGTGGCATCGTCTCCGAGATGAAGGCGATCGAGATGGAGATAGATGCACTGTATGATGTCCGCAAGTCTCCGACTGGCAGGGAATCCTTCGGCGCATCCGGACCGGGAGATCCAACCGGACGCAGCGCGATGAAGATCATCGAGATGAAGGAGAAGCTCCTGAGCAAACAAGAGGAGTGGAGTGCTGCAGCTCTCTCGATCGAGCAGTGGCTGAACACGGTAGACGATGCGGAGATCCGCTCCATTATCCGGTGGCGGTACATCCTTGGATTGTCCTGGAAGCAGACAGGCAAACAGATCTATGGTTATCCATACGCGGGAGACGCGTGCAGGATGCGGATCAAAAGATTCTTCCGGAATAAGTAAGTGTTCGCTTTGTTCGTTTCGGGATGTGCTATATGTTAATGGAGGAAGCCGGCAAGGGAGATGTCGACTTCTTTTCTTTGTATGGAAAAGCAATACTTATCGCCAGCGCGCAGAAGGTTCTACAGATCCAAGGCGTGGAAGAAATGCCGGGATGGTTATTACAACACTAAGAATGGCATATGCGAACGCTGCGGAGGCTTGGGCACTCAGGTGCATCACAGGATCTATCTGACGGATGAGAACCTGAAGGATCCAACGGTCGCGTTGAACTGGGAGAACCTTGAGCTGTTATGCGATAAGTGTCACGCGGAAGAACATCATGGCGGAGGATACCAGACAGCAGATGGGCTGAAGTTTAACGAGGAAGGAGATCTGATCAAGTATGGCGGGTAAGCGACAGATGACATTCGGCAAACGCGATCAGAATGTCCATGTCTCGTACAACGGACAGGTAGAGTTCAGAGACTACACGGACTTGGCCGAGTGGTCTATTCGTTCTCTCTCTTCCTTTGCGCTGACTGATATCGGAAAGTATATCGTCAACAATGTCAGGCAGATGATCCGGACAGATTATCCGGAACTTCCTCACAGGCGTGTTACTCATGCTTATCAGTATTGGGTGCGGAAGATTGAAGTAGACCTGATTGTCGGAATTAAGAATCCGTATCTGGGAAGAAACGCAAAAGGTCAAACATCTTCCGGTGAGCGAGACTACGACGCATGGTACAACATGGGACTCGAGACCGGAATGCAGGGCAGTGTTAAGATTCCGCGCAAGGCTTACTTCGAAACATTCGTGTACGCGAATGTGGATATGATCCGAAAGATAGAGGCAAGTTATCTGTCGGCGATCAACCTGGACAACGATGAGATTGTCACCTACATAAACAACGGTGAAGGAATCTTCGATGTCGACGAAGACGACGGACTCGTGACTGACGATTGAAAAAAAATTTTTTCAAAAAATTTTTGATCCCCCGGTCGAAAAAATTTTTTTCAGAGGTTTAAAGTACCGAGGGGGATTTCACGATGTGCCTCAAACCGGCAAAAATGCTGACCGGTAGTCAAAAATAGGAGGAAATGCACGAAAATGGCAGAAAAATCGGCGATTTTAACCGAATTAAAGAAACTTCAGAAGATTTTCGAGAACATTTCCCCGGATAAGCGGAGTTTGTGCGAAAGTCTGATGCAAAACGCAGCCTACATGGCTGTAAAACTGAAGGAATTGCAGAAATTGATAGATGAAGACGGCATGATTGAGGGATATGACAATGGCGGAGGGCAGTCTGGCAGAAAAATCAGTTCTGCTGTGCAGATTTATCAGAAAATGCTTCCGTCATACAACCAGGTCATCAAGACGCTCGCCTCGATGCTGCCTTCTAACGAGAAGGAAGTGGCGATCCGGTCTGCAGATCCGATGGCTGAATTCTTAACCACTCGATGAAGTACGACCACACGAACTACATCCTCAAATACTGGCGAGCAATAGAGTCCGGGAAGATCCCTGTGCCCCGGAAAGTCCGGACAGTTTACAAAGAACTGGCAAAGGATTGCAAAAGCAAAACAGGGAAGTATCACTTTGACATCGATCGGGCATCACGTCCGATCTTTTTTGTAGAAACCTTCTGCAAACAGTCAAAAGGCGCGATCGGACAGCCAATCAAGCTGCAGCTGTTCCAGAAGGCAGCCATACAGGCCATTTTTGGCTTTGTTGATAAGGATGGCCGGAGAAGGACAACCGAAGTGCTGTGGATCATGGGCAGAAAAAACGGGAAATCCGTTTTACTGTCAGCGCTGTCGCTGTATATGCTGATCGGCGACCACGAAGGCGGCGCTGAAGTCGATTGTGTGGCAAGCAAAAAAGACCAGGCGAAGATCGTTTTCAGTGAAGCGAAAAACATGGTATCTCAGTCGCCGGATCTCAGCAGGTACATCCGGAAGCGGAAAACAGACATGTACTCCGACTTCAATTTCGGAGTGTTTCAGCCGTTATCCAGCGACTCGAATACACTGGATGGACTCAACCCGCACTGTGCTGTCATAGATGAGCTGCACAGTATTAAGGACCGCAATCTGTATGACGTGGTCAAGCAGGCAAACTATGCGCGGAAACAGCCCATCCTGTTCATGATCACGACTTCCGGTTTCAACCGGGAAGGCATTTACGACAGCATGTACGCCTATGCCGAGCAGGTCATCAACGGTGATGTGAAGGATGAGCACTTTCTTCCGCTTGTCTACGAACTGGACGAGCAGAGCGAGTGGACGAACCCGAAGGTATGGATAAAAGCGAATCCTGGACTCGGACCGATAAAGGACAAGGAGAAGCTGGCCGCCAATGTTGAGAAGGCAAAGTCGGATCCTAAGTTCAAACCGACAGTTTTAACTAAAGATTTCAACCTCAAGAACGTCACGGCGGAGTCGTGGCTGACTTGGGAACAGTTGAATAACGAAGCAACCTTCGACATGGAGACGGTGAGAAACACGTATGCCATCGGAGGATGCGATCTCAGTTCTGTGTACGACCTCACCTGTGCAACGCTGCTGATCCGGAAGGAAGACGACCCGCAGATATACGTGCTGCAGCATTACTTCCTGCCCAGGGCAAGAGTAGAGGCGCTGGATGAGAAGTCTGAAAAGGCATCAGAGGCACCTTATCAGGTGTGGGCTGACCGTGGGCTTATGACGCTGTGCGAGGGGGCCATGGTCGATTACAACGATGTCACGGCATGGTTTGCAAAGATGCGTGATAAGTATCAGATAGACCTTTGGAAGCTCGGCTACGACCGCGCAATGGCTGGATATTGGGCGGAACAGATGAGCAATGAGTTTGGCTCCACAGTTATGGAAAAGGTCGCGCAGGGGCCGTTTACGTGGTCGGCACCGATGAAGGAACTCGGAGCGATGTTGGCGGATCATATGGTCAATTACAACAACAGCCCGATTCTGAAATGGTGCCTGTCAAACACCGGCGTGAAGACGACCGGCTCACTGGATGTCATTACTCCGGTTAAGATCCAGCAGAAGAGACGCATTGACGGACTCGTCAGTCTGCTCAATGCCTATGTGATTTATGTGAAATACCGGGAAGACTATCTCGGGATGGTATAAGGAGGGCAAAAATGTCTATCTTTGACAAGCTATTCGGGAGGAAAACTGTAACGCGAAGCAGTGAGAGACAGAACATCCTCCGCTATGACATCGATCAGTACAAGATCAACACCTGGAACAAGAAATCCGTCGACCTGTATCTGATCAGAGCATCCATCGATGCGCTGGCGCGCAACATCGCCAAGATGGAACTGGATGCGGTCATGTACACCGACCGGGACAACTCGATCAAGAAGCTCGACCGGGTGTCAGATGTGGCGCGTGTCCTGAAGCGGCCGAACCGATACATGTCGACCTATGACTTCCTGTATAAGGTCGCTTCGCTGTATTACGCATCGAACAACGCATTCATCTGGCCGGAATACAGAAACGGCAGCTTGTATGCGCTGTGGCCGATCAACTACGAAAACTTCCAGCTGTTCGAGTCGGAGCGTGGCACGCTGATCGCAAAGTTCCGGATGAACTACAGGCATACCTACACGATCCCGTATGATGACTTAATTCATCTTCGGAACCACTTCATCGATGACGATCTTGCAGGTGAGCCGAACAGCGCACTGCTGCCTGTCTGCGAGCTGATGAACACTCAGAACGAAGGCATAGTGAATGGTATCAAAAATTCTGCCATCATCCGGGGCATTCTGAAGTCTGTGAACGTCATCAAAGAGAATGACCTGAAGAAGGCTCGCGACCGGTTCGTGGAAGACAACCTGTCCGCATCGAACAATGGCGGAGTCATAGTGGTGGATGGCAAGTTTGATTATTCGCCACTGGAGTCGAAGCCATACGTCATCGATGCGGATACCATGAACGAAGCCAAGAAGATGGTCTTCGACTACTTCGGAGTCAATGAGGGATTCATCACAAACACATTCAACCCGGAGCAGTACGAAGCAGTCTATGAGGGCAGGCTGGAGCCGTTTGCGATCATGCTGACGCAGGCACTGACGCACGGTCTTTACACGGAACGTGAGCGCGGTTTCGGTAACGAGATCGAGGCAAACATGTCGAAAGTCAAGTATCAGCCAATCTCGGCAATTACCTCGCTTATTTCGGCTACAAATCAGCTTGGATTGTTCCGGAAGAACGAATACAGGGAGATGCTCGGATATCCTCCGCTGTCTGATGAAGAAGGCGGAAACGATATCGTGATTTCTCTGAACTATGTGAATTCTCAGAATCTTGATGAATACCAGGAAGTAGGGGGAAGTAATGATGGAGAAAATTGAACGGACCTATGAACAAAAACTAACATTCAGAACTGACGAAGATGGCAAGGGCATTATCGAAGGCGTCCCTGTGGTCTTCAATGCAGAGACCGTGATCGCTGGAATGTTCCGCGAGCAGATTGTTCCTGAAGCAGTAACAAAGGACACGCTGAAGGATGTCCGGCTCCTTGTGAACCACAATCTGAACGAGCTTCCGCTTGCGCGGTCACGCAATAACAATGAGAACAGCACCATGCACCTCTGGATCGAGGAGGATGGCGTTCATATGAGAACACGGCTCGACGTCGAAAACAATCCGCGTGCGAAGGAACTGTATTCTGCAGTCCAGCGCGGTGATGTGGACGGCATGAGCTTCCTCTTCACAGTGAATCGTGAACAGTGGTCAGATCTGGACGCAGAGCTGCCATTGAGAACGATCTCAGGAATCGAAGAGATCTTTGAGGTGAGTGCTGTTATGTTCCCGGCTTACGAGCAGACGTCTGTCAATGCGAGAGCACTGGATAGTGAACTTGCATCGCTGGATAGCGCAAGACAGGCACTGGAGAGTGCGAGAAAGACAGAAGAGCTGCGCAATAAGCTGCGTGAAAGGAGTGCAAAGTTATGCAAAAAAGACTGAACGAGATCAACGAGGAACTGGCTCAGATCGAGACACGTTCCGCAGAGATCAATACTGCGGTCGAAACTGCCGAACATGACGAGCTTGAGCAGATGGACACAAAAGTGACCGCCCTGGAAGAGCGCAAAAATGCGCTGCTCGTTGAGAAGGCAGACCTGGAAGCGAAGGAAGAAGAAGCTCGTTCCTTCGACGAATCCAAAGCAACAGAAATCGAGCTTCGTCATGAAGAACCCGAAATTATGGAGGAAAACAAAATGTTCGGAATCGAAACACCTGAATACAGAGATGCGTTCTATGCAGTTCTCGGTAACTATGCAACACCGGAACAGCGTGCAATCGTAGTCGACAGCACCGCTCCGGGCGATGGCGACGCTCTCGCAATCCCGAAGTCTCTTGATGAGAAGATCTGGGACAACATCCACACCGCACATCCGATCCTTGCTGATGTTGCAACCGTAGCATCCGGCATGGCTCTGGAAGTCACAAAGCACACAGCAATCGCGGTTCGTACTTCCAAGAAGCTCGACTCCGCCGCAACACCGGCAGAAGAAGCAAATACCTTCGCAAAGGTCGTTCTCTATGGTTACGACTATGAGAAGTATGTCACTCTGACATATGCAGAAGCGAAGATGTCCGCAGGTGCTCTCGAAAACTACCTCGCAGACGAAATCGCTGCTGAACTCGGCGAAGCACTGGCGAAAGATGTATTCGCTCAGATCCTCACCGATGCAGGTGCAGGCCAGAAGGTCACTTCCGCATCCGATTACTTCGCAGACATCAAGTCCGCTCTTGCCCTTGCTACCACTGCGACACGTCCGGTTATCTATGCTCCGGCTGCTGACTACTACAACATCGTCGGCGCAATCGCACAGGGTTCCCCGTTCAACATCGGCCAGACTCTCGGCTGCGAAGTAAAACTCGACAGCGCTGCTACAAAGGTCACCATCGTTGACCCGAAGGACTTTGTCCTGAACATGGTTCAGCCGGTTATGGTCGAATCCGACCGTGACATCACCAACCACAAGGTTGTTGTATCCGGCTACCTGCGTGCACAGGGCACACTGCGGAAGAACAAATCCGCTGCGTACATCGACTAATTGAATCAGTTTAGGGGCGGAGCAATCCGTCCCTTTACTTTCAAAGGAGGACAATAGATTGGAACAGGATGTATTGATTAAAAAGACGAAGGCTGCGCTCAGAGTATCGACCACGGATCCGGACATCGATGCGGAGGTGACAGATCTCGTGCAGGAAGCGCTCGAAGAGTTGCGCAGATCTGTTCGCTTCATCGACCCAGACGATCCGCTGATCCTCCAGGCAGTTAAGAGCTATGCAAAGGCTCATTATGGTTATGACGAAGATGCAGAAAAGTGGCAGACAAGGTTCGAACAGATCAAGTCGAAGTTAGGGACGTATGGTCCTTACGGGAGTTGATCCATGAGCTACGTTATTGATGAATTCTGCTATCTCGGAACAGTAGACAAGTCCGTCCAGAATTCCCGAGGAACGATCCAGCCGACAATCACTTGGAGTGAAAAAACTTGGTGCCTTCCACAGTCGGTCCGGATGTCCGAAGCCTATCAGGCGCTGTCTGTCGGTATGAAACCGGAGATCACTCTCGTTCTCCGGCAGGAAGACTACGCAGGGCAGACGCGCGTGAAATACGGCGGTATTGTCTATAAGATTCTGAGAACGTTCAGAACCGGCAAGTCAGAGATCGAGCTTGTTCTGTACAGGGAGGAACATCCGGATGCGAGCTGAGAAACAACTGATTTATTCAGTTCTCTCTAAGCTCTATCCGACTTACGAGAGAGAAGCTCCGGACGATGTCCCGGCGAACTTCCTTGTCTATCACTTGGATGAGATCCAGACATACCATGAGCGGAATGATTTTTCACTGACTGTAAATTGCATCACTAAGGTAAACGAACTCGGTGAGAGTGAAGATTTGGATGTAATGGTAAAAGCCGTGAAAGATGCATTTTACTTCAAGTCATTTAATGACACAGGACTGACATATACTTTCTACTTCGATTCCGCTTCAGAAGTTGAAGAGAAGGACAGAAGCATCAGAAGGTATGACGTTCGATTCACTCTAACAGGATACGAAGGAGACTTAGATATATGACAATGTCTAAACAGGAAGTCATTCTTGGACTTCTGAAAGTTACTGTTGATGGTACGAACCTTGGTTATTCCAGAGGAGCGAACAGATTTACAGTCAACCGTGTTTTCCACGCGATCAACGCGAACGGAGACATGGGTGACACTGTGAACTCCATCATCATTGATGAAGAACGGGCAACACTGAGCATCAATCAGCTCACTATGACTCCGGCAGAATTCATCAAGCTTTATCCTGCTGCTGCCAATGATAACGGCACGCTGACCCCGACCGGTTCGGTCGCGTCAACCGATTACCATGAAGTAGTAGCCCTGGCTAAGACCAAGGAAGGCAAGACCGTCACCATCACGCTTCACAATGCATTCTGCAAGTCGAATATCGACTGGAACTTCAATGAGCGCGATGAAGTGGTGTCCAACATCACATACGAGGCTTGCTATGCTGTACAGACAGATCTGTGGGATTACACAGCACCGTACAACATCGTATTTGCACAGTAGTAAAGCAAAGAGTGCCTGACAAAACAGGCACTCTGCTTTTTTAAAAGGGAGAAAACATGAGAAAACTGACGCTTGACGATACATTCAACGCAGCCGAACTGATCGAGATGTTTCAGTTGCCGGAGGTGTATGCCCGGCTGGCAAAGGCAGACCGGTCAGATCCGACAGGATTTGCCATTCAGGCGTTGATTGTCTTTATGAAACAGGCGGGCACGGATGAGAACCGGAAGAAGATCTATGACTTCCTTGCGGGCCCGTTCGAAAGCACTGCGGAGGAGCTGAAGGCGATGCCGCTTCTGGATGTCGCGAAGGGAATCTGTGAGATTGCTGACGTTGACGACTGGAAAGCTTTTTTGAATTCTGTGCGAAGTACAAAGTAGTCGACCTCGTACAGATCTACAAAGAATATGACTACAACCTTCTGCGCAGAGTACCGGTCAGAAAATTGGCGACAATGACTGAACGGATACGAGCAGAGCAGAAGGAAATGATATTGTTCAAAGTCTACGCGCAGCTGCTTGGAAGGATGTCTAAGGAAAACTTTATCAGTTTCTCAGACTTCGTGGCGATGACTGAGATGGACAACCGACCGGAGAAAGAAATCCTCGCCGAGCTGGCGAATATGGAAAAGGAAATGGAGGGAACGAATGGAGCTGTTCAAACTGTACGGCAACATTCTGATCAAGAATGAAGAAGCGACGCAGTCCCTGCACAGTACGCAGAAGGACGCGATCGAAGTTGCCAATAAATTCGAAAAGATGGCTGAATCCGGAACATCCTCCGGCTCCAAACTGAATGGAGCGTTTAAGGGTATACAGAACGTGCTTGGCGCGTTTGGCGTAAACCTGTCTGACAATGCCATCCTCTGGGGGACATGGGCAGTTGCAGGTGTTGCGGCTGTCGCGGAAATCAGTTCGAAGCTGTACGAGCTGACAGCGAAGACGGCGGAGTATGGTGATCATCTGGACAAGATGTCCCAGAAGCTTGGCCTGAGCACGGATGCATATCAGAAGTGGGATTATGTTATCGGCTTAGCTGGCGGAGATATTGATTCGATGTCTGCCGGCTTCAAGACCATGACGGGGACGCTGGCGGATGCACAAAACGGTACCGAGTCGGCAATCGAGAAGTTCACTGCGCTTGGTCTCAGCATGGAAGACATCAATAACCTCGACTCTGAGGCGATGTTCGAAAAGGTCATCTTCAGCCTGCAGAATATGGACGATCAGACGCAGAAGGCAGCCGCAGCCAACGACCTGTTTGGTAAGTCCGGGCAGAACCTGCTCCCGCTGCTGAATCAGACCAATGACGAGACGCAGGAACTCATCGACTCCACGTCTGAACTCGGTTTGATTATGTCCGAGGACTCCATCGAGGCATCTGCTAAGTTTATGGACACTCAAGACACCATAAAGTCTGCCCTGGAAGCGACCGGAAGATCACTCGGTGAAATGCTCATGCCGTACTTCCAGCGGTTTCTCGATTGGGTAATGGAGCACTTACCGGAAATTCAGAACATCATGACTTCAGCGTTTGAGTTTATCGTTGGAGCCATCGAGCTTGTCTCGCCGGCTATTGAATTTGTACTTACCACCGTAGGCGCACTGGTTGATGGTGTGTCATGGGCGTGTGACATGCTCGACACTCTGCTGTCTCCGCTCTTCGAGTTTATCGAAGACTCGCTGAACGTAATTATCGACCTGATTAACGCCGTGACCTTTGGCCTGTTGGATCTCGACCATGTCGGCAGTTCTTCTTCTGCATCGTGGGATAAATGGCTGAAAGAAGGGCAGAAAACCACAAAGGCAGCACAGGAAGGCAAATCCATCAGAGGATTTGCAAACGGCGGTGTAGTGACTTCTATTCGTTCTGTAGTAGGCGAATCCGGCCCGGAGATCCTCGATCTGTCGGGTTCTGCTCCGGTTATCACTCCGATCAGCAACGGCAGACAGACAACCTCAGGAGGTAATATCTTCAACATCACGATCGATGCGAAGAATGTCAAAGAGTTTAACGATATCGTGCGGATCATGAAGACTGCACAGCAGAGGGAAAGGATGGGGACCGTGTAAATGGCTACAGTTGAATTGACTCCAACAAATATATGGCAGGTTGATTACGGCGTAGTAACAGCGAAGAATCCGTCTGTTGGATGTATACGTGCGATTCCTGCAGAATACACTGCTGATTTAAGCAATCAGAGAGCTGTCTTTCTTGAATATGTTATCCCGGCTGATGCTTCATATCGCCATTCCATGGTTACACTGGCAAATTTAAAATTAAACTTAGTTAGTGGAAATTCTTCTCCTTATGGATACTATACGAGTTTCTTTAAAAACAATGGTATTGATCTTGATATACAACTTGGAAAGACTATTGAATCCGCCGGTTCTGAACTTTTAGCCCGACAAGTGAGCTCGTCAAATTCGTGGCGACCTTGCGACAATCCGGTTTTGAAGCCAAAGAACAGAAAAATATATCTTGGCCAGGTATTATGTTTAGACGGCCAAACAACAAGTTTTTTTGAGTTTAACTTTAACAATTACGGGCTGCAGCTTGTTTGCACTGATGGAGTATTCACAGTCGTCCCCAGTGTGACGGGTGGATATTTGTCGGCTGTAGTATCTAATGTGATAACTCTTGCTGCCACAGAAATAGCTTCACAGTTGATTTCGTATACTGTTGAGTCAGGAATTTTCTATTACAAGAAAACATCCGCTTCTTCTTATTCCAGCATTCCCTTTACAGGAAATTCGGTTACAGTCCCTGCGAATACACTTGAGAGAGATGAAGAATACAATTATTACTTCACTGCAGAGGCGGATGATGGTACAACAACCACTACGGAAGTTTATACAGTATCCACAGGTGATGCTGTTGGAACAGTTACAGCGTTGTCCCCGAACAACATGGTGGCATATGGATCGCCTACATTTACGTGGTTGTATGAAAACGAGTTAGGAAATCTTCAGACCGCTTTTGATTTACAGATCAGCGCGGATCAGTCAACTTGGAGTGATATCGCCACTCATCAAGAATCTGCAGACACTGCTTACACAGTTAGCGTTCCGGTTGGAGGCAATCTTTATTGGAGAGTCAGAGCGTACAACCAGGGCGATGTGGTGAGTGAGTGGTCGAATATCCTGCCGTTTTCCAATGTTCTTCCGCCATCGGCTCCTACCATTACCGGCGTGTCTGGGGCGGGAAGAATAACTGTTGCGTGGAACTCCGCAAACCAGGTCGCGTATCAGGTAATGATTGGGGAACACGATTCTGGGTGGGTTTATTCAACAAATAAAAGTTACTATTTGAATGACTATCTGCAGGATGGCGTGTATGAAATCAAAGTTCGAGTAACGAACGGGATTGGCCTTGCATCCGATTGGGCAATGGTGACGTATACCCAGTCCGGAAGTGTTGCTGGCCCTTCGGTATCTGTGGAAATGAAGGAAGGCTTCAACGAGATTACTATCAGCGGAGCATTCGATAAGTATTACATCATCAGAAATGGTGTTGTGATTGCGCAGACAACCGATGGCACGTACAGCGATTACTTCTGCAACGGCACTGACAACTATGTGATCAGAGGCGTCAATGCGGATGATACGTTCGGCGATTCTGTGCTGACCGGAAGATATACATGCCGAAAGCCGGCACTGATTGCTCGTGACAATAGCATCCTCTACATCAACGAGCGGCTTGATGAAGAACCGCAGATTTCGGCATCCAACACTCTCGCAGTGGTGGCTGCTGAATACCTCGGCAGAACCAAGCCGGTTCACCATGTCGGGCAGATGAACACGCGGACATGGAGCGTATCGTGTTCGCGTTCTCCGGTTCCAGGGGAGATTTACTTCTACCGGAATTTCCGTGGGGATAAGGCGTGGGTCATTTGTTCAAATGTCCAGAGCACTCTGAACTCGATCGGAGTCCATGAGTATCAGTTCACGCTGGAAGAAACCGACTACAAAGAGGCGGTTGATTATGAAGTATAGAATTGATGTTCTTCGCAAATATGTCCCGATCGGGGAGCTTCCGGCAGAGAACTGCACGATCAGGTACGATGCCACGGCAGAAATCAAAAGAGGTGCATCTATCACTTGTAACATGGACATGATGCACCTCACCGTCCCTGACTTTTCGATGGTTTCGGACAGGATCTCGCCGGTTGTCATTGACGATGACGGAGTGGAGCATCGCGAAGGCATTTACATGATCATTTCCAATCCGCAGACCTTCGGAGAAACGCAGGACCAGACGACGCTTGAGCTGTATGATGAGAGCTACATCCTTGCGCAGTCTGCTTTTGACTCGAGGCACTATTACGCAGCGGGAACCCTGTACACAGATATATTCCGCGGAATCTTGTCGGAGTCCGGGATTGTTAGGCAATACATCGACGCATCTGCTGCCGTGACGCAGGTCGACCGAGAGTTTGCGGTTGGAGAAAACGTTCTGCAAAGTCTCAACACTCTGCTTGTTGAAGCCGGTTTTGATACACTCCATCTCGATGGAAACGGCTACGCGAAGTGCACTTTGAAGACAGATAAGACTGCTCCAGAGTTTATCTATAAGACAGGCACAAACTCTGAGGTGTATCCGGATATGACTCGTAAAAAAGATATTTACGGACTTCCGAATGTGTTTGTGGGAGTGGTAAGTACTCCGGATCAGGAGGTTCTCACATACAAAGCAGAGAACCACAACCTCAACAGCGACCTTTCGATTGAGCGGAGAGGCTACAAGCTTACACAGGTATATCAGCTGGATGGCATCGCTTCTCAGGATGAGCTTGAGGCATATGTCAATAAACTGATGACGGATTCCATGATGGCTATTGAAGGAGTTACGCTTTCGACAAGCATTCAGCCAGGCCACGACTTCCAGAACTGCGTCCAAATCGAGCACAAAGGGCTGACTGGCCTGTACATCGAAAAGTCATGGTCTTATTCGCTTGAGACAGGCGCGGCAATGGAACATTATGCAGAGAAGAAGGTGATTGTATGATTTTAGGCACCATCCAAACGGTTACAGCCAATGAAGGCGTTACAATTCTCGTTGATGGGGAAACCACTCCGACCACAAAGAAATACGCGTGGCTGGCGCCTTATTCCCCTAAAGTAGGAGACAGAGTTCTTATTGAAGAAATATCCGGATCATACGTCATCCTTGGAGCGGTTGTTACAGTTTCGGAATCAACGGATATCGCAACAATGGCAAAAAGGGTCAGACAGTATTCAAATAACCCTACGGGGCAGAATTATGTGGAATTCACTTATTTCAACTCAAATTTATGGGTCAGAATAAATGGCGACACGCAATTCGCTCTTGCGAGAGGATAAGGAGGAACCATGTACAGAGGGTCGACACCAAGGTATAACATTTACATTTCAGGGATGCAGATCTCCGACCTCGCAAACCTGCAGATCACGTTCACTCAGAAGCGTGCAATTAAAATCGAAAAGTCATTATCTGACATGACGATTGATACAGAAGCCAATACGGCTTCTTTTTCGTTAAAACAGGAAGAGACGATGGGCCTCGAAGTGGGAATGGTAGACAAGCAGATCCGGGTGATTGATACCTCCGGACAGGTTACGCTGACAAGGATTTTCCGCGAACGAGTAGAGCCGAACGTCAGGGAGGACTTGATCAATGGCTAGAGATATCGAAAACGTAAATATCACTCTGCCGGGGGAGAGCGACACCATCATCCTGAATGTGAATGGTGAGCCGACTGAAGTGACAGTCGCCCTGGATAACTGGCGAAATGCTGATGCAGAACTGGATGCTGATTCTAAAAACGCGATTCAGAACCGTGCAGTCGCTGAAGCACTGGACCAGAAAGTCGATAAGGTATCCGGAAAGGGACTGTCTACAAACGACTACACGGATGCAGACAAGACCAAGCTCGCAGATCTTCCGACAGATGCAGATCTGACAGCCGAGCTGGCAGGAAAAGTCGACAAGGAGACCGGGAAAGGACTCAGCACGAACGATTTCACAGATGCCGAGAAAAGCAAGCTGCAGGGCGTCGAAGCTGGAGCACAGGTCAATACAGTGCTCGGAGTAAAAGGCGACGCGGAGACAGACTACCGGGCCGGCAACGTGAACATCACAAAAGAGAATATCGGCCTCGGTAATGTAGACAACACGGCAGATGCGGATAAACCCATCAGTACCGCAACACAAACTGCACTCAGCGGAAAAGTTGACAAGGTAACTGGAAAAGGTTTGTCTACGAATGACTTCACAGACACATTGAAGACAAAGCTGAATGGCATTGCGACCGGTGCAGAAGTGAATGTCCAGGCAAACTGGAACGAGTCCGATCAGACTTCCGATGCGTTCATTCAGAACAAGCCGAGCATTCCGTCAAAAACTTCTGATCTGACAAACGACAGCGGATTCGTGACTGATACAGCCATGCAGTCTGCACTGGATCAGAAGGTTGATAAGGTGGCTGGTAAGGGACTCAGCACAAAGGACTTCACCAGTGCCGAAAAGACCAAGCTCGCAGGCATTGAAGCTGGCGCTCAGGTGAATACCGTCACTGGAGTGAAAGGCGATGCAGAAGCGGCATACAGGACCGGAGATGTGAACATCACCAAAGCCAACATTGGTCTGGGAAATGTGAATAATACTTCTGACCTGGACAAGCCGATCAGCACGGCTGTGCAGAATGAACTTACAGCATTAAATAGCAATTTAAATCAAAAACAGGACAAACTGACATTTGATACTACACCAACAGAAAACAGTCAGAATCCCGTTACTAGCGGTGGAATATTTTTAAGTCAAAAGGCACAAGATAAAAAGTTTGATACTCTTACAGACTTATTAAATGCAAAGTATGCGGATGACTGGGCTACCATTCAGGCTATGATTCAGATTGGATACGGAACGAAATACTATCCGATCGGAATGCAGTTTACCGTTCACCATGATGCATACGGTGATGTTCTGTTTGATGTTGTTCAGCATATCACGCCGGAATCAGATGCATTACACAAAGCAATGCTCCCGACAGGCAAGGAGTACGGCATGGTACTTCTGATGCACAATGTCATTTACGGCACGCAATTTGATGAAGTGGAAGGTTTTTACTACTGCGAAGACGGACTGACGGCAGGAACGTACAACGTAACCATCACAAGACAGCCGTGGTTCGCAGGAGATGTTGGAAAAACGTTCCAGTTTACGCTTACGGACGATGTTCCTGCAGGGGCTATCCTTTGGTGGGATGGTTATAACGCTACTCGTGAGGGTAGAACGGTTCGTGTATTTAACACACGGGAAGCAACAAGCGCAGCACAGACCGCCACCATGACGGAAGGCAATGGTGGAACTGCTCTTGGAAGTGTCGATGGAACAGGCAATTTCAACATCTTTGACAGATCTGTATTAGGTTCAAATGACTGGGAAGAATCCGGAGTTCGTCAGTGGTTAAACGCTGATGTGGCTTCTGACTGGTGGGAGCCGAAAACGAAATGGGATAGGCTTGTTAGTTATCACTCTCGTCCGGGCTTCTTGTATGGTTTCGATGCTGACTTCAAAAACGTGCTTGTCGAAACTACACATGGAAACAGATCGAATACAGTATTTGATTCGCACGGCACAAACAAGGCGTACAGCACTTCCGAAAAAATCTTCCTGTTATGCAATGAAGAAGTGAATCTAGCACAGGAACAGGGAATTGTATGCGGTAAAGTGTTTGACTATTACAAGGATGCCGCTAATGAAGACCGTATCAAGTACGACATCACCAGTGCGGGCACAGCCCGTATCTGGTGGTTTCGCTCGCCTTTCCCTTCGAGCGCTCGCGATGAGCGTGGCGTGTACACGGGTGGAGCATTGAGCAGCAGTGTTGCCAGCAATGGTTACGGAGTCGCGGCGGCTTGCGTAATCGGGTAATCCGAATAATCAGCACCGTTAGGTGCGGTATTGGGAAACTATGAGCGTAGTAACGGGAAAGAGAACGCAAGGCAAATTGCCAAAGGGAACGTGTGACCAGTCTATGATGTCATTCATGGCTAATGCTAAACGTGGTGACACATTCTCCGAACGGAAGGAAATAGCGAAGTATTACTACGATATGACAGGGAGGAAATATCATGACTATGTTAAGCGTAGAACAAAGGCTTGCGAGATTGGAGGCAATCGTTCTGAACAATCAAACGGCTCAGAATGTCCTTACTGAGAACATCGAGTATCTTGCTAATGAATCGGATGTCGTACTGTACGAAACATGGCAGAGCGGAAAGTGGTACGAAGTCGGAGAAAAGTGCATCTATTTGGGAAATCTGTACGAATGCATTCAGGCGCATACATCACAGGATGACTGGACACCTGCACTTGTTCCAGCACTTTGGAAGAAAAAAGGAACGCCCGGAACAGAATATCCAGATTGGGTTCAACCGACAGGAGCACATGATGCATATGCAAATGGTGATAAGGTAACACACAAAGAAAAACACTGGATTTCTGCTGTGGATGCAAACATCTGGGAACCGGGTGTATATGGATGGGAGGAAGTTGCATGAAAACAACCGTACAGCTTGAAAACAAAGATGTTCGGCTCATAATTTCAAAATATCTTGAGATTCCGGTCGAACAGGTTATCCCAAATCGCTATAACTTTTCTGTTACAGGAATGACGGCGGAAGAAATTGAAAAGAAAATAAGCACTGAATAGTGCAGAGCCATCATACGGGGTGGCTTTTAACAGCATTAAATCAGCATTTAATGGACATGGCGAAATGTTATACTGGGCGTGAGGTGAAGCCATGACAATGAAAACAATAGTCACGATTGCAATGATTATCGTGTTTGCGTTCGTTGCAAAAAAAATACCGCTTGAAGTATTCGTTGCGGTTGGTGTTGCTTGTTTGTATCGGTATTACAGTTACATAAGACAGCAATAGCATTATCAACATTTTAATTCATCAGCATCACAGGCACTGTACGGTGCCTTTTTTCAATTAGGAAAGAGAGGAAAGAGAGAACATGGCAACAAAGTACATCGTCGCAGAGATTCAGACATTTGAAACAGGACAGGTGACAGTCATCAACACAGCCCACGACACCAGAGAAGACGCAGAGGCGAAGTTTTACACACTCTGCGCAGCTGGATGCAAGACGTCCCTCCCGCTTTACACGGTGATGCTTTTCACCGGTGAAGGATTCGTGCTCGAAACAAAGAAATTCATCCACGAGAAACAGCCGGAACCGGAATCTGAGACGACTGAAGCTGCCGCAGAATAACCACATAGAAAAAGCCGAATAAACACTCGGCTTTTTCTTTTTTATCCAACGAAGGGAGGAAACACGCATGGCCATGATTCGAACGCCGGACACGTTCGTCCAGGAGTACATGGGGAAACGGATCGACGACGATGGAGCTTACAAAGAACAGTGCGTCGACGGATTCCGCGTCGGGTGTAAATACGTTGACGTGCCGGCAGTGCCTACGCCTAACAACTGGGCCGACGGTTACTGGACGTGCCTCAACGCAAACGGAACCCCGAGCGCCAGCACGGAACGCTGGCAGAATACTTACTTCGAGAAGATCCGGAACCCGCAGGACTTCCGGAACGGAGACTGGGTGATCTGGGCAAGAGGCAGCGCAAGCCATCCGTCCAGTCACATCGCGATGTATTACAACGGTCAGAGTTTCGGAGAGAACCAGGGCGGAGACAGAGGGTTCTGCCTGAAGAATACGAACTTCAATGACGCACTCGGCGCGCTCCGATTCAAAGGATGGAACAAGATCCAGCCATACGCGAGCGACCTCACCATCAACGGTCACCTGTATCACATGTACGGACAGGCGGAGCACCTCCGGACCGTCGTTCTTTCTCCAGGACTAAACAAGGTCTCGAAGATCCAGGACCTCGACTGCGGTTATTACGTTTATGCAAAAATCACTGGGTGCAATTTCTACCAGACGAGGAACGACATCGAGGGCCAGCCATACGGGACCACATACGGTCCGATCAGCTCCACGATCAGCGACGTCTATCAGAACCTCCCGAATCAGGACACGACGATGTTCTTTGATATAGAGACCGGAGAGCATGCAGACTGCACAGGAGTGAACATCAACACGGAGCACAACGTTTTCTCGCCGTCGCTCATATATCAGCCAGGGAAAAATGTGCAATACGCCAGGATGGTCGGCCTTGGCCTTTGCACTACCGCCAGCAATTACTGCTTCCTGATCCGGCACAAAGACGGAACTTATGCGATGGGAGGCAGCGACGGACAGGTCACGCCGGACCAGATCGCGCGGGACTTCGAGAGCATCATGGAGCTGGAGTCGATCGCGATCATCGACGGAGGAGGCAGCGCTCAGATGATGCGTTACCTTCCAAAAGATAATAAGGTCGAATACACCAGGACAACTCCACAACCGGTCGCCGGATGCATCGCATTCATCGGAGGACCGGTGCCGCAGACAGATCCAACGCCAGCGCCCGAACCGGAACCGGAAACCCCAGCAGATCCGGACGAAGATCAGAAAGATGAGGAACAAACCATGCCAGATGAAAAACCCCAGGAACAGCCGGAAATGAGCCCTGTCGATGGCTGGAAAGATCCGGAGCCGGGAACCGGAACAACGATTCTCGAACGGATCAGCGCACTGCTCGGTGTAAAGAGTATAATCACCCTTGCCTTCGTTGGAACATACCTCGCGATGGTACTCCAAGGAGAACAGGTCCCGTCCCTTTTTGAGAACATCCTGACGATGATCGTCTCGTTCTTTTTCGGCTATCAATTCCGGAAGGCGGAAAAGTGACCGATGACCAAAAAGGAAGAACAGCAAATGCAGGAGCTGAAGGAAGCGAACCGAAAGCTCCTCGCAGAAAACGTCGACCTGCGGATCCAGATGGAGACGCTCAAAGCACGCATCCAAAGTCTCGAGTGCGTAAAAAAACTATTAGAAGGGAGTGGACTGAAATGAGCAAAGAACAACTGACAGCAATCCTGCTCGCGGCGATGGCCGCTCCCGGATTCTGGGAGTTTTTGAAGTACAGCATTCAAAAGGTGACAGAGATCTTCTCCGATCGGAAGAAAGTCACGATCGAGGAGATCAGCGACAAGCTGGATGCGCAAGGAAAGAAACTCAACTCGCTGGAGGAATCCTTCGCAAAGAAAAACGCAGAGGACCACGAGAAAGAGGCAAAGGCAGCCAGACGCAGGATCCTTCGTGCGGACGATGAGATCCGCGTCGGGGTAAAACACTCAAAAGATTACTTCGAGGATGTTCTCAGGGACATCGACTATTACGAAGAGTACTGCGATGACCACCCGCACTTCAAAAACAAATGCGCAGAGTCAGCGATCAGGAACGTCTCCGCTTGTTACGACACGTGCAAAACGGACAACAGTTTTTTATAAGACGCTCCCAGGAATCTCATGATCTTCCTTTTTTGTATGCCCTCGGTCCCACAGCCGGGGGCAATTTTTTTGTTATAATACATAAGGTGCAGATAATCCTTACGTTTTTCCTTACGTTTTTCTGGGAAACATAAGAAAAACCGCATAACCATGCGGTTATACGGTTTTCCTTCAAGCGCAGGAACATGCGCACGGCGAAACATCCCACACACATCCCACACATAGCCCGGAGCGTCTGTTTATGCGGACTTCCGGGCATTTTTCTATGCGTGAATGTTACCACAGAAATACCACAGAATTACCGTAAAACCTTACGTTTTCCTTACGTTTTTTCAGGAGTATCTCTTATCCAGTGCCTCGCGCATCTCCTCGAGGCTTGCCTTGTTTGCATAGTTCAGGGTCATCTTCGGAGACTCATGGCCCATCATCGTCTGGGCGAGCTTGACGTTCTTCTTAGTCATGTCTGTGCCGAACATATGGCGAAGCATGTACTGGTTGATGTGGGGCACTTTTTTGGACGCTGCCACATTGCACAGCAGGGTCGAGATCTTACTTGTGTCGTAGGGCAGACCATCAAGATCCTGCAGGAGTGGCTCGGTGTCATGGGTAAGCATCTCTTCCAGGACCGGACGCAGCGGGTCGGGAATCGGAAGGACCCGGATGGAATCGCCTGTCTTGGTGGCGATTACCTGCCTCATAGAGGTCGCTGTGGAGCCGATAGAGCGCCGGATGTAAATCACTCCATGCACAAGGTCTATGTCCTCAGAATAAAGCGCAAATGCCTCCTGTGGGCGGATACCGATGTACTGCATCACCTTCAGGGCGAGGTAGGTGTCTCTGCTCTTCTTCCGTCCTGCTGCCGTGTGGCTGTTATAGTCGAGCAAGCCTTCCAGAAAGAGCTCAAAGTCGGCAAGTGTGCAGTGCTTTGCGTGTGGCTCCTGTGGCTTCTTCGCCTTGGGCATGATAATCATCTGACTCTGATCGGCGAGCGGGATGCCACTCATCAGGGCGGCGCGGTACATCTGCTTCAGCAAGGTCTTCGTCCTGCTCAGCGAGTCTTCACTGTGGTTTTGCGCATAATCGTTGACCAGCGTCTGCAGGTCCGCAGCTGTGACCTTTGACATCTGCTTTGTCCGAAACTCTTCCGGGAAGAGCTGATCATAAGTATTCTGGTGGCGCTTCCGGGTCTTGATGTTATTTACAAACAGGGCGAGGCTCTTCTCATAACATTCCTGGACAGTCATGTCATGCTGGATGACCTTGTTCATCCGGATGTCCATCAGCGCCTTGTCACGGCATTCTTTGGCCGCTGCCATGACTGCCCGATCGGAGTCATAATCCGCCCGCTTGAAGGTGCCGAAGCGTGTGGTCCTGCCATCGTGCCAGATTATGACTTCGAGGCTAAAACCGTTCTTAGTTTTTATTTTCCTTATGTGTTTCTCTGCCATGTTAGTACTCCTCCGCATTCTTTAGGATGGTAATCCAATCACAGCCTACGATCTCGGAGTATTTGACGACATCTTCAACTGTGATTTTCTTTTTGCCGAGCTCCATATAACTAACTGTGTTTTTTGCTACACCGAGCCGGTCAGCGACCTCTTCAATGGTCATTTTCTTCTCCATTCTCCGCATCCGGAGCTGGAGGCCTATCTTCTCATTCAGTGTCATATCGTCCTCCGTTTTTCTTAAATTTTAGCACATTATCCGAAAAAATCGGATTTTCTGCTTGCAATTAAGAAAAAATGCGATACCATTGGAATTGTCCTAGAAATTAGGACAGCAGGAAAGGAGGATAAAGCATGGAGGCTTACACGCTTGCGGCGATCAGAGTCAACAAGGGTCTGACTGTAGAAGCGATGGCGGACCTGATGGGGGTCAGTGTTGACCGATGGCGGAGAGTGGAATCCGGTGAGACGAAGATGCTCGCGACAGAACTGATCAACTTCCACAAAGTGACCGGTGTTCCTTACGAGTACATCAACGTACCTCAGGCGGACTAATTTTTTTAAGCATCAAGTCCTAAAAATTAGGACAAGAAAGGAGGCGAAAGCCATGCCATCAGAAACTCTGACGGCGAAGGACGTAGCGAAACTGCTGGGGGTGAAAGTTGCGAAGGTGCATGAGTATAGACGCGCCGGTCTGATCCGGATGTTC